CCGCTTCACGGCCACAGCGGCAAGGCAAAGGCTTGACGGTTGATGAATTCGCTGGCGGCGGAGCAACAGGTGGAATTTGCGGCCGGTAGAAATCATCGGGTGCTTGATTCACATTAATTCCGTTCTTGCTCATGACTTCACCTTCACGCCAGCGGCTTCCATGGCTGCAACAACGTCGGGAGCCCACAGATGGCCTTGCATCCCATCCTCATCAGGCAACTCAATCACCAGCACCTCGCGGGATTTCTTCCATGCCCACCAGCAATGCTCAATCGTGGTGCTTTGGTACTCGCCGGTGGCGAATTTGCCCATGTTTTGATTGGGGTATTCGCTCAGCACCGAGGCTTCAAACTCTTCACGCATCTTGTCGCTCATGCCCGTTTCTCCCCTGCTTCTGCGATCAATGCCATGCGCTCTAGGCGCTCGGCGGCCTGGCTCGAAAGGTTCATACCGTCCGCCTCATCCACCACCGGCATGCACACGAAGCGAACGCCGGCTTTTACGAGACCATGGGCCACCTCAAGGGATTGGCGTAGCTGGGCTGGGTTTGCACGTTTCATGGCCGTTGCTCCTGAGTCTTGTTCTTGCCGAACTTCGCGAGCAGCAGTGCGCGGGCTGACTTGCCGTCGGCCGGGATGCCTTGCTCGATGATTTTTGCCTGGACCTGCTGGTCGGCCAGCTCGTTGGCGAGTTCGAAGGCCGTCTTCTGGCTGTCGTGGCCGATCCCGGTGAGGATCTTACCGTCGAGCGGCTGGCCTTCCTGGGCGCGACGGATCACGATCGCGTAGTTGTGGTCGAAGCGCTGGCGCAGGCCCTTGTCTTCCTGCTTGGCGGCGCGCAGGTCGAACAGGCCGGTTGCGACCGCCGCGATCTTCACGCCTTCATGGCTGTAGGTCTCCATCAGCGCCTCCATCCACGCCCCAGCAACCGAAGGCATGCCGAAATCTTCCGGGCCCGGCACGCACATCGCGATGAACTCCCCCACGCTCGGCGCGAAAGGCTTCTTGAGCTTGCGGCACTTCTGGATACCGAACTCGATCTGCTCCAGGGTGCGGATGCCTTCGTCGGCAAACTCCTTGATCCACTCAGCCTTCGCTGCGTCGAGCGCTTCCGTGGACGGCCACGCCTGGCGCCATGCAGGGAATATCCCGCGAAGGCGACGGAACAGGTCGTTCACCACTTCTGCCGTCTGCGGTGTGACGTGCAACGGCTGAGCGTGAATGGCTGGCGGCAGGTTGCCCATGGTCGCCATCAATTGACTGACTGGCTTCATGGGCTCACCACAAGCCCTTCGGCCCAGGCATTGCTGTCGAAGTCGGGCTCATTGCTCTGGCGCGGCGTGAACTGCCTGACGTTCGACGATGCTGCTCGATTCCGATCGCTCAGCACCCACTTCACCAGCATCTGCACCCATTCGGCCTGGGTATTCACTTGGCCGCGCGGCTCGTAGTGGGCAGTGAATGCCCGGCGCGCATCTTCGGTGAACAGGTCCAGCGCTACGCCTGAGTGAACCGAGTAGGTTTTCAGCAGCTTGTCGTCAGGATTCCAGTCAAGGGTCATTTCGCTGGGCATGCGAGGGTCGACAGCTTCCCGCGCAGAGAGAGGGTTTTGATCTTTTCTTCTCTTCTCTTCTTTAGGTAACGCACCGCTAACGTTCGCAGCGTTACTTTTTCCGTTACTCGCCTTGTGGTTTGCCACTCGCTTTGCGGTAAGAAGCCTGTTTTTAGCGGTCTTCCCGTTGTGGCGGTCGAAGTGTGGGAGGCTGATAACACCGTCGATCTCGATCATCCAAGCAACAGATTTCATGTGTTCGCAGAAACCGATAACGCCAACGAGACGATCAAGTAACTTTTTGCTAACGCTCGGAGCGTTACCGTTCTCTGTTTGCTGGTCGAACCAGCCCCACACACGCATCAGCTTGCCGACGACAGCATCAGGGTCGATATCGGCCAAGTCTGCGATCTGGCAAACCTCGGGCTTGTCCAGGGTGGTGAGTTCGAATTTGATCCAGTCCCCGGCCATTACGCAGCCTCCTTGGTCTTGGCAGGCCGGTATGCGTTGAGAGCCCGCAACGCGGTGTGGTGACGACGCTGGGCGTTGTACTCGGCCTTCTTGGCGGCGCGAACACGCTGGAACTGCGCCTCGGTGAAATCCATCACAGGAAGGAAGGCGTCGTTGTATGGGTCGAACCTCCCATCAGGTCGGCCATGGGCTCGGAAGTAGGTGTCGTACAGCGAGCGCAATTCAGCCTTGAGGGCCTTTTTAGTGGTCTGCGCCTGGAACAGCTCAAGGGCTGTCAGGGCTGCGCGCTCGATCAGTTGCTGGTAGGTCATGGGCTTCATGGTCAGAACTCCAGGCGCTTTATTTCGGAGAGAAGAGCCCGGCTATGGCGCTGGATGTAGATCTGGCTGAGCTTCTGCTTGCGGGATTCGAAGTCCATGCCCACGTCGATAAGGGATGCATTGACCCGCTGAAGGTGCTCAATGCAGCGGATCTCGCAGGGAGTGAGGTGGTCGCGGATCGAATCGGTTGGGCTGATGCAGTGCGCCGCCCGGTACGCCTTGGATGGCATGCCCAGGGCAATGCGGTTGATCAGGTCGAATTCATTGCTGAAATGGTAGTGCTTGGTTTCTTTGCCGGCGGCAAGACGCCCGTGCTTGATCGCGTCAGTTAGCGCTGGAGCCTCAAGACGAGCACGCTCCCTAGCCTGCTTCCCCTCGACAAGCTGAATGTGACCGATGACAACAGCGTCGAAGGTGCGGATGACGTGCAAGTGGAATCGAGCATTGACCCACATTGCATAGGCGTAGATCAGCTCCTTGACCACGTAAGTACCGCCGCTGCGCCCCTCAATAGTCACCACGGGTAAACTACCCGGATTCTGGGTAGTTAATTCGTTGAACATTTCCGTGAACGATTCGGTAGCCATGTACTTGCCCGGCTCTTTGGTGCGCTTGTTCGCGCCATCCGCCACCGCCGCCTTGTGCAAGTCATTCAGGCAATACCGACCTTCCAAGTCTTGCTTGATTTTTACTCCACCGAGACTAAGGGCCATTGTCCGCGCCACGTTTTGCGATTGCAGAAAACGTGGCGCGGGATTATTGAGGGCCTGTACATCAAGATTAGAGGTGTGCATAATCGGCTCCAGATTGAAACGATATTTGCAAGTGCTTTAAAAGAGCCGGGATTGCGCCCCGGCTTTTTTGTGCCTGCGATTTGGGTTTATGGGTTGAGGTCTTCATCAGTCCCTCCTTTTTCAGGCCCTTTTAAGTCCTGCGGCGGGTCGCGCCGTGGTGTAGGCAGGTGTCGGAGTTTTCCGGCCCCTTTTGGCCTGGTCTTTTCGAAAAAGCGTTCTGCTCCAAGCTTTGCGGCGTACTCGTCAGGGGTCATCCCTGCCGCTGCTGCCAACCGTTCAAGCTTTTCGTAGAGGCGCCCATCGATCCCGTGGCAGATCGTGGTTTCAGGCACAGAGCCTCCTTTCAGGGCCTTCAGGCCTGCATGTGTTTACCGGTAGCATTCGGTTCAACGATGCTTTCCAACTTCTCCTCGACGCACATGCGCACAAACACAGCCAGCTGGAGCTTGTGCAGGCGCGCGACAGCCTTCAGCGCCTCGTAGGTTTCGTCGTCATAGCGGGACTTGATCTCCCGGTCTTTCAGGTGGCGCGTATCGTGATATGCCATTGGTGAGGCTCCTTGGTTGTTCGAAAGGGTTAAGCGGCGGAAAGTGAGTGACTGGCAGCAGAAGCGATCTGCCCCCACGGAAACGATGGGCAGAGGTCGGTACGATTCACAGCACCCTGAGTCAGCGCTTCGATTTGAACTGCGCGCTTGGCGGGTACCGGACGCTCGCCGGAGCACCATTGGTTAACGGTGGGGGCGGTGACCTGCAGCAGGCGCGCCATTTCCACCTGGCTGCCCAGCAAGCGAGATGCTTTTTTGGCTGCTTCTGCTGATTTCATGAGTTCTCTCCTGGAGATTTGAAGTGAATATAAGGCATTACCTTATCGCAGACAAGCCATTGCCTAACCAACAGCGCAATAGGCTTAATTAGGCAATGCTTACCGGACCAGAATTAGGCGCAGCCATCGAGGCCGCGCGGATCGCCAAGGGCGTATCGAAAAAGAACCTCGCAGACGACTTCTCCGTGAAGCCTCCGTCGATACAGGGGTGGGTGAAAAACGGCAGAATCGATAAGTCGAAGCTGATGGACGTGATCGCCTACTTCTCCGACGTCGTCGGGCCTGAGCACTGGGGGCTGCGGCCTGGGTTCTCTTACGAGAACCTTGCGGATGGTCCTGATGACGATCCTGGCGCTGATAGGAATAGCGCGCACAAGCAAGCATCAACGGCTTCGGACATAGTCCGGCAGATGCTCGCTGCAAAAGGGAAAAGCCTCTCGGATAGCGCCCGTGCAAGTCTTCTTGCTGCTGCGGAGCAAAGCGATTCGGGCAATGTCATTACCGTCGACTTCTCTCGCCCCGGCCAGGTAGGTGATGAGGTTTGGATCGCGCACTACGATATCCGTGGCGCCATGGGTGGCGGCGAGGTGACTCACGACTACCCCGAGATGCTTCAGGACATTCGCGTGAGCCCGTCGCATCTTCGGTCAATGGGTGTCGAGTTCGTCGAGCACTACCACCTGAAGATGGTCACCGGCTGGGGCCAGTCGATGGCTCCGACAATCAAGCACAGGGACCCTCTTCTGGTTGACATCAGCATTCGAGAGTTCGTGGGCGACGGGATATACCTCTTCTCCTATCAGGGCTTCGAGTACATCAAGCGCCTGCAAAGAAAGGGCAAGGACAAATTCAAAATGGTGTCCGATAACACCAATCATCCGCCAGAAGATATCTGGGCAGAAGAGACCTACATCCAGGCGCGCGTGCTGCTCGTCTGGAATGCCAATCTGGTGTAATACCATGCCCCTAACCAAGCCAGCAGCCCGCCACTGAGCGGGCTTTTTGTTGTCCGTCAGAAAGGCGCTGGCTCCTCCTCTGCCAGCTCGACCATTTCAATTGGGCGCTCATCATCCGCGCTTGCTTCCCACCTTAGCGTCACCGTCTCGTCATCGTTGAAGGTAATGTCGATGCCATCCGTCTCCGATAGCAAGCCCATCACCTCCTCCCACTCTCGATCCCCATCGTTGTCCAGCCGATGAATCGTTGCCCACCGCCGCTCTTGGGCGATTGGGTGATTGATCATGGAAGAGACGCGCAACCCCAGGCGCTCTACTCCGCTCATTTCCTGGCGCCCCGCCGACACCACCTGCCTCTTTGCCATGCAAATCCCCTCACCTTGAAGTGCTGTATATCCATACAGGTTAGGCAGAGCTTATATCAGCCCTGCTGAGAATGTCACCACCAGAAACCGAAAAAATTGAGCGGGGATATTTTCTGAAAATAATTAGGCATTACCTATTTACAGATCATTAGGCATTAGCTTATTGTTACCCCATCGAGTCACCCAACAGGGACTCGCCAGGGCCTCACGGCCTGACCCGCTCTTTAAAAATTCAGAACACGATCCCGCTGCGGAAATAACAGCGGGGCCGCCTGTCCGGCAAGGACAGGGAGGGCCGATGCAAAGGCTCTGTCAAAAACTAACTATTAAGCCGCTACGCCTCTACTGGGGACCGGCGATCTGATCTGACCTACCGCCTGGGGAGTGACTTGGGTGCTGGAAGGAAACGCAGGGAGAACCTGCGGCGGATCGAGGGCTACCGAACTGGCGAATGATCCAGATATGCGTAGCGAGAAGAAACAGAGATGCCGGGCCGCATATTGCAGCCCGGATGCTCTCCAGGTGGCCCTATGTTAGGGCCACGCGGAAAGCAGGAGAACAGGATGCGACGACTACTTTGCAATGCCGTCTACTGGCTCATTGAGCCGCTACTCGACAGGATTGATCAGCGAGAACACCTGAAAGATGAACAAATTCGCCGGGCGACGACCCTCAGAGATGGTTAAAGGTACGGAGTTGGCGGCGACACTCTTATAGGGTTCGTTATTTTTGCAAAAACTCCATAGATGTGCCCGCACGACGCGCAGCTTGCTACTTGAAACCAGGCGTCTCCACTTCCGTGTTGCTGCTCGCTGTCCTGGCTAACGATGTGCTCAAGCCCTTGGATTTTGCATTCTGGGCATTTTGGTAAAGCCACTCCATTTGTCATTCGATATCGCCTCAATTGTTGTAGGGACTTGAGAGGCTAGCACGGCCCGGCGTGGTTAAAAATCCGGGAACCATTCGATTCAAGCCGGTGACCGACGCCAGTAGCGGGTCACGGCGAACAGATTTCCTCGATGACCTTGGCGACAGG